GATTCAATCACTCTCCAATTCTTTCCAAGCTCCGGATTGAATGGAGGAATGTTGGTGAATGCTGCCAATCCTTCTCCCTTTATTATGCGAATCAGTTCCACCATTGTAGTCTGATCCTTGCCCGAATCCCAGTTCTCTATCTTCTGAAGCCTGTAGACTATCCCATCAATGTTGATAAGTTTCTTAAAGTCCAAGAGATTGATCATGTCCGGAGTGATCTTGATGTAGCAAGTCAGTTGCTTCCCGAATTTACTAACGATCTCCTTCATGAATGTCTCATGATAGAAATACAGATTAGATGTGGTGTAGCTGGCTCCATCATAGTAGATGTAATCAGGCACGCCGAAATTAAAATCGAATGTTGGTGATGTCAAGCTGTCAAGATGCCCCACATACGGATAGCTACTCTCAGCATGTAGCACTCCACTCTCATCGATATGATTCCAGTTTGCCGTTGTCATTGGTCCGAGCTGCACTACAAAGGGCTTGCCTTTCTGCACGTTGATAGATGACGTTCCATCTTCGTTGAGTTTTGCTTGGAATGATCTCGGGACAACGATACCTGTGTAAGTCACATCATCTACAGGAATATTGACAAGGAGCTTCTGTGCGAATGGCAAAGTAAACTCAGTTGTGTCCTTGCTGAACTGATTCTGTGACTCAAGCAAGAAAGATCCGTACTGCTCTCCTCTGTCATCCTGGTAGCTTGTATTGAAATAGTCAGTATCATCAGCGAACTTAAACTGATATGCACTGCTGGCAAAGTTAATTGTCGGAGTCACCTTGAGTGATCTGCTGTAGTCCAGTTTATCAGTCCAGTTTAATGCTGTCGATGCATCCTCATAGAAGTCATTCAGAGGCTCAATCTCAAGGATAGTCGGATCATCTACCGATGGCTTCACGTATAGATTAAACGCTGTGACGAATCCCTTCATGAATGTTGCTGCATCCATATCCGGAAGGAAATCACTCAGATTGATGGTTGATCCTGGAGCAAATGCCTGAGCATTCTTGAGAATATTCATGGTAGCATTCACGTTGGCAATCTTAAACACTGTACTGAATGATGATGGGATCGTACTCACTACCACATCACTATCCTCAATCACTACAGCATAATTCATCTGTATCACGTCATTGATAGTGACATCAATCTGACGAGTATAGTTGAATGAGATGGTCCCTGTCACATCACCTGTTGCGTTGTCAAGATCACCCTGGTAAACGATGTCATTCACGATATTGAATCCATTCTTGTAGACCAATAGTCTGAGCTTGAATCTAAGATGTGCATCCAGGATAGTTGCTCCTGCTATGGTAAAGTCAAAAGTGATATCATGATCTCCAGAGTAGTCTATCGTATAAAGTCCTGTCTGTGCTGCTTGGAACTTAAAAGGAGTTTCTTGAGTGACCTGTGATGATGGATCAGTGACAGTATCTACCCATACAGGCTGCACATTCGCTGTGAATGCATAGTCTGCCTTTCGAGATCCACCTCCTCCTACAATTGTCTGCCATGGACCATCCAATGAGATGCCGGTATTCATGATGTATCCGCCTGATCTGTTCTCCTCATCAGTATAGGCCGATAGTGCCGTAGCTTCAGTAGCAGTGATCTCCGGGAATGTTCCTCCCTGGTATGCCATCAGCATGCGCTTGAAGGTTTGCGATTCCAAGAACGTAGATGTCCAAGTGATACCGCAGTATTCAAATGCTTTCTTTAGGATGTCATAGCAGAACACCTGAGGAGCTATATGCTCAACGTTGAATGTATACGCATCAGCTCTGCTGAATCCGTAATCGATGAGGCCATAGTAATACCCAAGGCCATCCCAATTGGCTCCAGTCTTATTGCTTGTCGGGGTGCCATTGACCTGGATAGTTCCTGCCCATGAATCAGTCTGATTGTCTCGGGTGCAGTCATGAATATATTCGCTCCAATCAAGCTCATTGATCTTGATCTTTGATAGCCTTGATACATAGTCAATCTGATCACTGAATAGCACCACGTTGAAGGACCACTCCCCATTCAGATACTCGCAGTCTGTGAGCTGGCAGTATCCGTTGAACTGCAATAGGCCCTGCTCATAATACCTGGCTGATACCTTTACCGATGGATCAAAGTCAAAGGAGCTGACATCACCAGTGATTGATTGAGTCACCGATAAGCTGAAAGCATTGTACATCAGGAATAGATTCCCCTTGGTACCAGGTAAGCTGATTGTTTTAGAGTTATTCCCTTTCCTTGCGCTCAGATCCTTGATGTCGCTGATGCTGTACGTCAATGGGAATGGAAGCCTCTCATTGATGTCTACTTTGAAATCGTTAATGTACAGCTCCATCTTATCCTAATTGAGAAACTCTTGTATAAGTTCTTGTGATCTGTACCTGCTCCTGGATAAGTCCTGCTTTCTTGCGCTGCTTGAGTAAGTAGCTTGCATTCGTTACATTGACAGGCTCATATACAAGATAAGCAGCTACAGTAGTATCATCTTGTAGCTGAAGGTATACTCTTGGTGATTCGTAAAGCTCACGGACCAGCCACTGCTGTACATCCTCATGAATCCAATCTGAATTCAGCAGCATCTTATCAACAGAATACTTACTCATGGTCATCTGTGATCCGGTTCTAATGGCATAACCGAAGCTGTCATCTTGCCATACACCAGGATCCCTTTGATAGTTATTGATTGTCACATCACTTGAATCATCCGATACCAATGTGAAAGTAAAAGAATCCCATGCTCCGTACTTATTCAGCCAGTGGAGTCTGTGCCTTGTATACCTTTCGCATCCATGATCCATGTACAAAGTATATGTTTCGGATACCTTCAAAGGAGCTGTTAGTCTGGTCAGCTTCACAGTGTACTTGTATGCATTGCTGAAGTTAGCCGTAGTCAAAGCAGTTTCTTCAATCAGTGTATCAGGTCCTATCTGTAGCATAGGGACAGTCCATAGTCCTGTATTCCATGTGGTAGATGCTACTACGGATCCTGTGATATCATAAAGAACTACATCTGCATCACATGCTGTTCCATCTGCGTTAATAATGCTTAGGAATTTACTCTCTGTAATACCGATCATATCCTTCCTGTTCCTTGGGAAGTCAGTCAAGAATAGATTCGTTTTTCCTCCAGGACCGATGGAATAATCTTGATAGTCCCAGTCTATAAATTTCAATTGTCTGAAAGCAGCATTCAGCAGGTATGTTTCTCCTGAGCTTTCAGCAGATCCGAGATCAGCAACAGGAGGAGTGCCATATTTTTCGTAAACAGTGATTGACCATTCATGATATATCAATGTATCAAGATCAAGATCGTTTCTTGTAAATTGAGTATTGAGAAGTGCTGCCCTTGTTATTGATTGAGCATTGAATTTACCAGCGTTAGCTGACTCCACAAATACCTCATGAGTAGAATGAAGTGCAGCATCGATGTAAAGCTCAACGATAAAGCTGAAGTTTGGTTGTGCTGATTCAGTTGATTCAAATATCCACTCGACAGGATTGCAGCCTGGATCAAATGCTCTTGGTCCGCGTGTTATCGTTATTGCCATGTTCTTGTATTTTTAGTAAAGCTGACCTCAAACATTAAACCTGTAACTGTCGCCAGATCATTGGCTATCCTGTTCAGTACATCATCGGTCATCACGTTGTCTGTTATGTTGCGAGGCTTGAGTCCATATTTAAACTTAGTAGCTGCTGCCGATGCATATGCATGGCTCATGTCGTACCCTTTCCATTCTCTGATAGCTTGTGCGTGATTCTTGGTCACATATGGCAGCTTGAATTGATAAGGTGTTGGATACTTTTGCTGACCTATTGGATTGACTCCCTGATCCTGGAACTTGTAGTAGTCATCCGCTTGAATCTCGAAGGACATGGCTCCAGTCGGAAAGTAAACCACGGAAGCTGCGAGGCCTCCAGTGTTATTAACATTCTCCGTGATGTATTCCTGGAACTGAGCAGTAACCTCATTGGCAAGGCCAAGGATAAACTTGTCATATGCAGACTCAGGTTGACTCAGATCAGTCTGAGACAAACCAAGCGAATCAAGAAAGTCCAGATCATTAGCCATGTCGTTTTAATATGTAATCTTGTTCTGACTTGAGCTTGAAGTAATTCATCCAGAACAGAGTTTTCACATACGGCTGGCGGGTAATAGTGTCCACATCTTTGCCAAGTTCTTGCGCCAGCTTGAGGAGGATTCTTGTCCATGTAAACCATTCGCTGTCTCGAGGAGCTTCTTGTGCATTGTCTGATTCTGACTCATCACTCTCGCTATCTGTATCCCCAATATAGCGAGCTTCCGCTTCTCTGATTCTCGCAAAAAAAAAGCGAAGAAGTTCAGAAATTCATCTCCAGGGAATGCCCTCTTGAATATCTCCTCCCGTTTCTTATTCGGATTCAGCACCTTGCCTCTGGCATCTTCCTGGCAGTAGGTCATGCCTTCCTCGATGTAGCAGATAGCTAATGCCTCACATGGATTGGATGATACATCCTCGATGAGTTTCATGTCTATGATCTGACCTGTCTCAACATGATTGAAGTCCTTCTCGAACCGGTACCGCTTTCCATCTACATCAATGAACTCTGAAGGCTCCGTGTTTCTGTATTCCGATAGCATCTTCAGTAGCTCAGTGCTTGCTGATAGGATATCATCTACATGGACCTTTCTGACTTTATTAACAGGAAGTCCGGTGAATATGCTCACGAGCTGCACCTGGAAATCGAGCATCCTGGTGAATGACTTGTCTGCATCCTGGATAACGGGTGCCAAGATTAACCACTTGGTTAACTGATCAGGTGTACATTCCTTGATCGTCTTTGGATATGATGCTTCAATGATCATGCTCTGAGTATTTTGTATTGTCCACGTTTGCTATAGTTCTTTCTGCAATGCCATGCCAGTGCTAATGAGATGACTCCATCATCATGCAGCCCGACAGGAGCAGAGTATTGTACAGACCTGGTATTCGGATTGTAAATATACGTAAAGTTCTCAAGCTCATCGATAAACCATGCTTCATTCATGATCTTGATATCACGCTGCTCAAATGCCAGGGCAAGGTCTTCAATGATGATTGGCTTGGTCTTTGATGTGGTAGTGAATGGATTGACCAGGTTTCGCATCTTGCCAGATAGCATCTCGAAAAAGATATCACCCTGGTTATTCACCTCGATCAGTGTCACCGCTTGGTATTGCTTTATGATATCCGCCACCTTATCGATGATCCTGGACCACTCGTCATGCCTCCATCTGTTCAGATAGATTTGCTCTCCTGATTCGTTGAGTATGGTCAGCACAGTGTAGTCATCAGCCCTTCCGATGTCAAGCCCTGCATAGTTCTTGCCTTTGCGCTCCCATGTGCCAGCGCAATCCTTAATGTTCTTGAATAGGCCCGAAGCATTGTCGATGAACTCGGCCATGTATTCCTGTCTGAAGATATGATCCGGAAGGGATCGCTTTCTTTCATTCAGCTCCTCGGGTGCTATCATTGGATTGTCATAGGATGTGAAGTGAAAGTACCTGTACCTGGGATCATAGTTAGGCTGCATACAGATCCTGTGGAAATGATTCTTTCCTTTGGGTGTTGAGATGAATATCACCTTCTTTCCTTTGACCATCACTGTTGCACTCAGGACCTCATCCCACAGCTCTGGTCTGGTGAAGGCCATCTCATCGACTACCATGTAGTGGAATGTATTCCCTCGGATGTTGTCGGGCCGTTCCCCGGAAAAGAACTCGATTGATGATCCGAAGCCCGTGATCCGCAGATCAGATTTGTTGAACTCGAATAAACCCGAATTTTTGACTGCTCTCTCCAGCTCACTGAATACCTTCTTGCTTTGCTTATAGACTGGTGTCACCCATGCTATCTGGCAGCCTGGATCATTGATGGCCCAATACAGAAGCTGATTGATTCCGAGCAAGGTCTTTCCGAACTGCCTGCCTATATTCAGCGCATAGTATTTCTCGCTGCCTTGATTGATAGCATTGTGGATCGCGCGCTGCTGATCATGTGGTTTGTATCCTTTGATTGTTGCCATGTGTAAAAAAAGCGCAGTGCGCTGCGCTCCCGGATACCTATCGCTGTTAATCTAACACATCAGATTTTATGAAATAAAACTTTGCTAAGTTACTGCTCAAAATCGAATTTGTCAACAATCGAATGAGTATTCTGAGTTTCTTGTTTTGGATGACCATAAACTCTTGTAAGTAAAGTTTCCAAAGAATAAAGGGATCCTTTTTCAATTGACTTTCTCATAGCATTCGCAACTGTCTTTTCTAAAATAGTAGCTTTAGGATTGTCCCACACCTCTTTCAGCTCATCCATTGTCATAGCCATCATTGATTGAATAGTATCATTAATTTCTGATTTCTTGTATCCAATTTCAGTGAGTTGTGAAACATATTTCCTTGGAGCACCAAGTTTATTTCTTCTTGGATCTGGACCTTTCTCAAAAGGTTTTAAATTTTGTTCGTTTGGCATGATTTCTCAGTTAATTCACAGTTATTCCATTCTTCTTAATAACTAAACTCGGGTCAAGTTTTTTCATTCGGTCAATGATAACTTGGCAATATTTCGGGTCTAATTCTATACCATAACATTTGCGTTTAAGCTGGTGTGAAGCTACCATTGTTGAACCTGAACCTAAATAGGCATCCAATACAAGTTTAATTTCTTTCTTAGAATGTCTGTCAGCGTATTCAAAACACCAATTCATTATCTCAATAGGTTTTTGAGTAGGGTGGTTTTTTTCTTCTCGGTTTGCTTTTGCTCTTGCGTATTCTTTTATCCTTAATGCATTATTAAAAGAAGTCCATGCCATTTCTCCATCCGCTAAACTAAATCCTCTTTGTCCTTTATCCCAAATAAGCCATCCCATTGTTGGTGGTAAATCATCTGTAAAATAATTTCCACCCCATATTATTTGATTGTCTGTTATTTGACAAAGGTACTGCAATACTCCGCTTTCAGGTTTTGATTTATCCCAATCCGGTGCGTCATAAGATTTCCATCCATTTTTATCTGCACCACCTTTACCATCTCCTTTTCCTTTCAACATTCCACCGTAATCAATTCCATATGGAGGGTCTGTTAATAATAATTCGGGTTTATTTCCATTCAACAATTTTTCTATTAAATCGCTATCAGTACTATCTCCACAAAGCAATCTATGTTCTCCTATTTCAAATAAATCTCCTAATACGATGTCCGTTTCAATACCACCTTCAGGAACATCAAAATCATCTTCTTCGGCTTCAAGTTGAATTGGAGTTTCAAATTCAGGAATATCCAAGCCCCATTCATTTAGCTTTTCCGTATCCCATTCAGATTGTAATTGATCCCAGTCCCATTCACCAAACCCAACATTATCTTTAATCAAGAATTCAGTTTTTTGTTCTTCAGTCCAGTCATCCGCAAGGATAATAGGAAGCTCTTTCAAGCCTACCTCCTTTGATGCCTTTAAACGCATATTACCTCCAAGTACTACATACTTTCCATCTGTATCTGTAAAGCACACCAAAGGTCTTTTTTCAAGCATCTGAGGAAAGTCCTGAATAGACTTTATCAGCTTGTTAAATTTATCATCCTTGATTGTTCTTGGATTTTTTGGATTTGGTTTTATTTCAGAAATTTTAACTATCATAACTTGTTCTATTTAACATAATATTAATTATATATATATATATTATATTATATTATATTATATTATTTAAAATCATTGATCTTTGACTGCGCCCAGTCCTTAGCTGCTTTACCACCCCAAAGAAGATAGGATATGTATCCGCAGTCCTCTGGTGTTCCATTGTCATAGTAGGTCTCTGCACGGGATAGATAGCTGTACATGCGTTTGATGGTCTCGATGGATATCTTCTCTCTGTTGGCGAGTTGCTGCGCTCTTACCTTGCCTACTTGAGTAGCGCATTTGTTTCCAATCTTCTCATTTAGCTCGATTCCTCTCTTGGCATTGTTGACCACAGCATCAGGATAGTCATTGTGAGTATCCTGGAACTCATTGCGAGATCTGTCCCATGATGCCTTACATACCGGGTATCGTTGTGTCGATGGATATTCATCCTTCATCTTCTCATCACCCATACATCTGGTGACGAACTCATTCTGATTCTCTCCTGGTCTTGGTTTAGGTATTGGCATCACTTACAGTATTTAACGTAAAATGTATAGGGAACTACTTTCATCTTGGCAAGGATCCATATGAATGGTCTGTATGCCTTGAAATTGTATCGAGCATAGGATGACCTATCTCCCTTGCGGATGTTAACGAGCTGATTGAACTTATCCTGTTTATCACCGAGCTTGTTTAGATCGAACTCTGGCTTGTCATTGAATAGATCCCGGGCTTGTTGCTTGGTTAGTTTTCCGGATCTCACTTGAGCAGAAAGGTACACGATGCGCTTGTCAATGTTGAATTTATTCGGTAGCAAATAACTGCCTACAAATTCCGTATATACGTTCTCGCAATGCTTGCCTCCGTAGTCCTGCCATTGGATGAGTTTCTTCATCTCTGTTTCCATGGTCTCTCTGTCGAATCCATAGTGGAAAGGTCTCACGTTCTTGATTCCCTTCCAGGCATAATATAGCTGATCCTTGAATGTGAATAGCGGATAGTTCTTAAGATCCTTGTGAGCATATGCCTTGTATACTGATTTGATGTACTTGGCATCCATGTAGGTCCATGGCTTTGGTGTAGATCCTTCAGTACGGAAGTCATGTCCGTTGAGGATGTACTTGATCTTGTACATGTCAGCAGTCTGGTACATGAGCTTGGTCATGGCGATGTCATTGGGGATATCAGCATCAGGAAGTCCAGCGAATAAGAATGCCTCATTGAGTGTATCGTACTCCTGCTTGTTGACCATGAAGGTGATAGCATCTACGTTGAGTTTCTTGATGAGCTGCTTCATGTTATGCTCAGCCTCTGGAGCATTCCAATGATTGTCGAAGTGAATGACAAGGGGCTTGAGTCCCCAGTAACGAACCGCAGTGTATAGCAATGTAGATGAGTCAAGTCCTCCGGATATCCCCATGATACAGTCGTACTTGGCATCGGTATCAGCAGATGATCTGATCTGATTGATTAATGGGAACAGTTTGGCAGGATCTGCTTGTTTCTGCATGGTATCATGCATGTCGCAGTATTCGCACTGCTTGTGTCCTATGGTTGCAAAGTCCTCAGTGAAGAGGCATCTCGGGCATTCTTTCATTTGGTTGATATTTTAACAAAGTTATAGAAATCTTTTGAGACAGAATCTGATAGGTGTCTCTGGTTGTATTCATTGAGTATTGACTCACAGATGTCATCAATGCCCTCCCATCTGATTGAATGAGGAAGGTCTCCATTGTATATTGACTTTCGGCCCATAAGTCCCATCTGTAGATTGGTGTTCGGGCATCCATCATGAGGAGTGAGTCTCAGGTTGATGAAGCATTGAGAGTATACATCATACAGCTCATCCCGGGTGAATGTCTGATAGTCTGCCTTGATGATGGGTATGTTTATCCTCTGCTCGATCTGTTCTATGAGTTCTGATCCGTAGAACTCCTTGCAGCCTTCATTGTAATACCAGTAGATCTTGTCACCCTTGGGAGTGCAAGGCCAGTCCTCTGCTATGGTAGCATTGAGTGGAAGGTAGAATGATTTGATGGATCTCTTGGCAAGGGAGTTCTGCACCTGTATGCTGATAGCTATATGCATGTGCTTGCTCAGTTCTGCTATCCATTCACCTGGTAGATCCTTGGCATCGGATCCGAACCATACGACAAAGCAATCACCTTTGTGATCAATCAGTGCCTGGAGATCTTCCTCTCGGTACATGCCAAAGAATCCGCAAGGCTCATTGAGATCAGTGCGCTCTATCAGATTGTACTTGCGCATGATGTCATCCTCGAGTCCCTCAAGGCTTTGTGATATCCAGCATTGTTTCATGTAGCTCAGTGATTTGTGGGAATGTTTTGTAGATTGTTGATAAGTCTGTGATACGTTCACTCTTAAGGGGACCAGTCCAATGGTCATTGAACTTGTGCTTGTTATTCCATGCGCTTGTGGATATTGACATGAGCATCAGATCAGGATCTTCCAGGATACCTACAGCGGCATCAGCATAGATAGCCTTTAGCCACATGGACCAATCGAGTCCTGATGACAGTCTCTGATCGAATGGCTGCCAATTAAGTTTGTTCAGAAACCTATCTGATAGCACTCTTCCTATACCTATCGGCTCATATGATCTTGGCCCTGTTCCGTATCCATGCCAGTTGACGAGTCTGATATCCTCAGCCACATCGATGAAGTGACATCCGAGCTTTCCGAGTAGATCATATTCATCAAGGAGTAGCTCACATGTCTCGATGTAGTTATCGGAACACCAGTCAGATGATCCCATGAATATCACACCGCTTGGATTGTGTTTCTTTGCTGCCTTGAATCCGGCATTCCACTTGGCACCCAAAGGATCATTGCTGTGTTCTACCCACTCAGCTCCCATCGATAGGACAAGATCCTTGGCTTGCTTCTCATGGCCTATACCGATGACATGCGCTCCTTGGTCCTGTAGCCTTTGGATTGTGAGCTTCACCAGGGGAAGCCTTCCGTATATTGGAATGGGTGCTACTATCATCTCTTGAGTGCTTCGAGTAGTTCCTGCTTTGTTGGTGCCTGTTCCATCTTGATGCCTTTCTTCTTGGCTTCACGCTTCAGCTCGTTGTAGCTCATGGAGTCATAGTTGTACTGCTTGACACCGATGAACTGAATCTTTGCCGGTTTAATCTCCTTGTTTGATTCCTCCTGGATAGACTTTGCCAGATCATTCATTGCATTGCGTAGGCATGTACCGCATCTCACATTGAGAGTCGCCTGCCTTGTAAGACGGAACCAGTCTGCCAGCTCCTCCTTAAGGTTCTCATTGAGGGCAAAGGATCTGGTTCTCTGGAACCTCTGCACCTGTGTTTTTAATTCATCAGAAATCATTGCGTATTATGTATTTTAGTTTCTGCTCAAGTTGTGTGCCTCTAAGCTTTCTGCGTAGTCCTCTGTCATCATGAAGCTCCTGTAGGACAATAGCTCCAATCATGGCCATCTTGATATCCTTCTCTGTCATCTCTCGGATGTCTCGCTTCTTGAATAGCTTTCTCCAGAGCTGTTTTATTTTTGTTCCCATACCAGTATCAAGTCTGAAAGTAAGTAACTGATGAAAGCCAGGGGAATCATATGCCAGTCATAGAATCCCATCAGTGCCACGCATCCCCAGAATGACATGCATGATTGACAGTTGAATGGCTTGATATCTGGCATGCTAAAGGTCTGCATCGCACGGGCTATCCCTATGCTCGACAGAATAAAAAGAATGTAGATCATATTTGAATTGTTTGATTGCTGAATGTATTACTCTGAGTGATAGTCCTGTCTCTGACTTGATATCCCGGAAGGTCATGCCACATAGATGCATCTTGACTATCGTATTGAGAAACAGCTCCTGATCATTCTCAGGAGATTTATCCAGATGCTCTTCCAGGATCTGCTTGTACTCGGATAGGTCCTCTTCATCCTTCTCTCTGAATTCGATGTCGATGTCATATGATAGAACTCTGGCATCTGCCTTGAAGAGCTTGTTGAATTCACTCTCTGGCCATTTCCACTGATTCCATGCGAACCTAGCGAAGGTTCGCGGAAGATCGGCAGAGGGGATGTTGTGCTTTGAGAGTATAAGATAGGTATGTGAGACCAGGTCCTCGTGTAGTGGATGGCCTCCGGTGATCTTGTGAGCGATCTCATAGGCTTGCCTGTGCCAGAACAGAATAAAGCTCATCAAGTAGTTGGTTGGTCACAGGCTTATGATTCATGAATCTCCAGAGTGAATAATACTTGAGACCTGTATCATTAGCGAAGTTCTTGAGCTTGTAACGAGCTGAGAGACGAGCTTGAAGCTCATCCCTCAACGTGTCACTCAATGATCTATCAGAACGGAAGTCCATCGTCATCAGTTTCGTTCATTAGATTAGTTTGTACAGGCTTTGCTGTAGCTTGCCCCTCATCAGGCTTTACCCATGGCTCCTTGATAGCTGCACTGAAATACTTTCCAGCTTTCTGTCCTTCCTTTACCCATAGTGAGATTTCCCATTCCTTACCATCTACATTGATCTTGCCTCTGTAGTCTGGCTGATTTTCGGCAGTCTTCTTGTCATTCTTGAAGATTGATCCGCTGTTTACTTTTGTTTCCATTTATTTGTCGTGTTGATTATTACTATCCACAGCCATTCTCCTGGCTTCAATTTCCTCAATGATCTTGTCAAGTTGATGAGCTGCTTCATGGTATTCCTCTATCGTCAAAGATACAGAAGAAAATTGTACGAATGAAATCTCCCAATAATGTTGGTTATTTTGAGGATCGTATTTGTGTTGTTGCAGGATCATACTACTTTCTCTGGAAAATGATTTGATTCTACGGCAATATCATCTGTTTTCAAGATGAGCATTCTCGCTAATATCAAGGCCCTGTCCAGGATCATCATCTCATCCATGTCCTTGAATCTGTCTGATTGTAGCATAGCAGCTGCCAATCTTGATGCTATTTCTCTTTCTGTTGTCATTTTACTTGTGTTTTATTTATTTGTTTACTAATTCATTCATCACTTGAGCATAGAACTCTGAAGCATATCTGAGCTTAGTCAGCATGTCAAGCTCCAGGTCAAGGTCTCTCTCGTATCTGCATACAGTGATACGCTTTGCAGGATCAATATGATCTACCCGGTGAACTGATAGGTTATCCCATGGAGTGAGTAGATTAAACTCATCCTTCGGATCTGTTGATACCATGCAATGGATCACCTCAAATACATCACGATCATAGAGATGCATGTAGGCTCTTCCTTGCCATTCGTAATCTCTGTCATCAGCATCATCTCTGGTTGCTGGGAAAGTCTCCAGGGACCACGATGTTTTCACATCGATGATCATATCATCCAGGAGGATATCACATTCACCTGACATCAGCTCAGTTTCTACCCTACCGATGTGCTTTGAGTAGTCCGTGAATCGAACAGCATTGATTAGATCAATTGAATCATGTTCCTGTAGTATACCCTTGTTGATATATTTGTTATTCAGCTCCAGATCATATCCATAAAAATGCTGTTTCGCCTGGCTCTTGATGTAGCTCTTTGCAGTCTCAGAAAGTACCTCATTCTTTGATCTTGCATTGGTCATCAGCTTGCCGATGCTTGAAGGTCTCCATTTCATTGCTCGATATTTTTAAGGATTAGAAATGCCATCGACATCAAGATGATAACAGCCACAGGCCATGATCCAAGATATGAATGAATAAGATAGAAGATTCCTCCGATTGCTGCCAATATCAGGCAGATCAATAGGTATGTGAGTAGTTTTTTCATAGCTCAGACAGTTGCTCAAGTGTTAGTGTATAGTTCTTTTTCAGTTGCTCTGCCGTGTACTTACCATCAGCAATACTCTTCAATGCTCCTGCAAATCTTTCAGCATCGAGTCCAGGCTTCTCAATCTGTTTCGGAATAGCTTTTCCAGCTTCTGCTCCATCATCATCTGTTGCTGCCAATGTGAGCATTGAGATCAATGTGTACCTTCTGTAGTAGCTTATCGCAGATCCGAGCTGCTGTGGATTCTGTAGCTGTGGGAGTCTGATGAAAGACTCGATATGTTCCCCAGAATCGATATCCACTATCTGAGTTATCACTACATCCTCCTTGATTGGTTGCAGGATCATCAGTCCATGTTCCAAGAGAATACCCTCACATGCATCCAGGACCGCATTAAGATCAGCGTAGTTCTGTTTAAAATGTGGATTCTTTGCGTTCTTGTGGACCTTACCGATCTCACGCTTTGCCCTCCATAGCTTCATGTACAGAGATGCTGGAGATGAAATCTCCTCTTCTTGTGTTTTTCTTGTTGCCATTTTTATGTGTGTTTTAGATTTCTATTTCTACCGCCTTGAATAACTTATACCCTCTGATTTTAAGAAATTCAATACATATTTTCTCACCATTAGCATGATCAAAAAGATACTGAATAACTAATGGCTCTGAGATTACTGATTTAATAGGTTCCGGTTCTTCATTGAATAACTCTACCTGATTGTTATCTTGCATTTTTTTTACCCATGTTTTTGGTTTTTTATGATCTGGATGCAATGGATCACAATTTGATTTTAAAAAAATTTGAGAATGACGACCAATCAATTTGTCATCACCTCCGTTTTTTCTGAATACTCTTAGGAATTCTCCTGACGAAAAAATATTCGTCATCTGATTCAGACTCTGCTCTAAAATTTCTGTTTGCTTCATTTTTATGTGTGTTTTAGATTTGTACAAATGTAATTAATTATTTTAATACAAAGGAATCGTACCATAAAATAAATTCATCAAAATTCTTTACTATGATGTAAACCCCTCCAGCTCGCTCAATAGATTCCTGGTATCGTTTCTGATGTTCAGACTGTCTATCAGCTCCAATCTTAATCTCGATCTTGACTGATCTGCCGTTGATAGTAGCTGATATGTCTGCGGATCCTTTGGTGCCTGTTGTTTTGGTATAAGTTCCTCTGCCTACTGATCTGGTGACTCCATCAAGGTTAGTGTATTTCTTTGGTCCTCTGAAAGTACCCATGGTATTGATTCGCTCTGCCTGATGTCCTGAGAATGTCAGGAAGGATGTCACCATCTTTGTGAGTCCGTTAGCAGTCTTATCACTCCATGCTGACTTAGCCAGGCAATGCTCTGGAACAGATGGATGTTTCTGTCTGAGATTCTCCAGCTCCATCTGCTGGATTCGTTTCTTATTTTGTGTGTTCATAAAGGTAATCGTAATATGCTCTTTGATTATTGTTTAGCGTTGTATCCTCTTCGATGTTCACATATGTGAATGCTTCTTTTTCCGGAGTGATTACTTGCTTTGTTTCCTCCTTGCTCAGTAGCATGTACAGCAGTAGGCTGTATGCTGCGAACATGATTGCTGATAGTGTTTTCATTTCGTAAGTTCTTTGAATTTATTTCTTTGAAGTTCATGTAAAAAATTCCAGTGATCTGGCCTCCTTGCTTTCCATTCGAGTTTCTTTCTGAATGGATTTTTAAAATCATTATTCGATTCAAATAGCTTCACCCTGTTCTTGTTTGCTACTGATAGTCCAAATGCTATTTTCATTCCTCAATTTTTTTAATCCATTTGTAAATAATTCTCTTGCTCACCTCCAGGATCTCTGATGCCGTTGTACGATTCAGATTAGGATTCGCCTTATACATTGCTTTGAACTGCTCAAATTCTGAGAGTGATCCTGTAGTCTTAGCCAATACCCGAAGGTTATTCTTTTCCTTGACATCCATCTTAACGAGCTTACTCATGTTAATGAAATACTCAGAGAGTCTCTCAGCTCGCTTGATGCTATCCACCTGAATGGTTGCCACCTGGTATTCATCCTCAACGATGCTCCAAATGGTATTCAGGATCAATGCGAACCTTGGAATGTAGCTCTTTTGTTTTGGAAGCATACTCTTCATGTACTCATTTTCATCCTCTGAGTTCTGGATGTCCGTGATCTTGTCATGTATTCTGATCCATTCTGCCTTAGCCTTGTTATTGAACTTAGCCACGATGCTCTCAATCTCTGCCCTCTCATTAAACTTGAGCAGCTTCTTATTCACCACATCTCTAAAGTTCATTACAAAGGCCCGGTACCATTCGATGACATCCTCATCCATATGCTCATTGTTGTAGTGATTAACAGATAGCTCAGGATAGCTTATCAGAATCCTATCAACGAATCCATTCTCCTTATTGTGGCCCGTAGTGAATTCCTCAAATACCGAAGGCTGGATACCACCAAGAACCGGTATGAATGGCTTATCAACAAATGCGCTCTTGGATGTCTTTCTGTTGAGTGAGATGCTGGTGCCTGACCAGGATGACAGCCAGAACTCGAGATCTGATCCTTGCCTGTACTTATTCATGTCCTTAAACCATCCAGCAAGTTCATCCTTGAATACACCAATAGCATTCGGATTCTGCTCATGTAGATCTACAAGGGCTTCGAGAGTGATGTCACCTACCAGGAACTGCTTGCTCACAGGCTTATCAATCTCTTCAGCATATTGCTTCTCTTTTTTATCGAGTGCTTCATATTCCTTCCACTTGGCATATTGCTTCACGTATTCCTTTTGCTCCTTGACATTGGCCTCACGTAGTGGATAGATCATCTGATTGATGGATGGAGTCTTTCCAATACCAGGCTTTCCGACTATCGCTATCCATACATTGGCGATCTCCTGCCATCCTGGCTTCACCTCAATCTTAATTGAGTTACCGATGATCACAGATGTCAGCCATATGAATGCGGATCCCATGTAGTCCGTAGATAGTCCCAGAGTATTGGCTGAATGTACGATGTATTTCTGTAGGTCCTCCGGAAAGATATCTAATGGGAACTGAATCCTATCTATGATCTCAGGAACCTCTGCCTTGATTTCCACCTTGGGAGCTTTCCTGGATCCGTAGCCTTGTTGGTACAGATCACGAGCTGCTTCTGTGGTATTTCCTCCGTGATACTTGTAGGCATAGATCATGAATGGGCTGATCAGCTTCTCATTCGGATAGATGGTACCCGTAGTGAACAGATACATGCATCCAGAATCCTTGTATACGTATCCAGAATGTGGCGATGTTGCTCCATTCCGCTTGATGATATACCTGGTTGATGTGTTTCTGACTATCGTAAAGTCATCAGATATCAAATCAAGAGCTGTATGCCTATCGTTATATTCAGCCCATGGAGTGATGTCGGTCTCATTAGAAGCCTTGTAATCGCTTTTCTTTGGTTCATCTATAGTTTGCTCCTCGATGTGATTAAAAGTGCGTGAAATCGCCCAAATGATATCTCGCTCCTCATTTGTGATGTACTTGATGTCATGGTATTGTTTATCTGTGAGGAAATTTTCATAGATAACTACCATACCTCCGGCACCTCTTGACTCAATGATAGCCTCAGATGATCCCTCTGGAGTTGCTATCTTGGTATTGGTACCAACATTCTTGCATTTGTAGAGGATATGGAAGCCTGCATTCTTTGTTTTAGCTATCACTACCTTGTCAGCAAAGTCCTCGATATTGTCCTCAATGAATGAGATGTATTCTTTCCACCAGGCTTTTTGCTCCTGGAGTCCAACAAGTACCTTGAGATCTACATCTATCACCTCCAGATCGTTCACACCTGTGACGAGTCCATACAGAGGGGAATCTAATTGCTCTACCTCATCGGGTGATCTTGCTTCTGTTTGATATTTTTTCCATGCTCCAATTGGTCTCTTGTTTTCATCTACAGGGATGATGGAGTAACCCAGTGAACTGAGTTTTCTTAAATAGCTTTTTGTCATTTTTGCTGTGTTTGGTTCCAAATATACTAAAAACTGTGAACTAACTATGAACTTACTATGCACAAAATAAACGTCAAGTTCATACCATTTTCCCAGTGTTTATGCGGGATACAGGCACTATGCACTAAAAGTGCAGAGTAAAATAAAAAAAAATATTTTTTTTCATTCTCATTTTTCAATTTATTAAAAGTGCCCTATGAACTCGTTCAGAGTGCATAGCTATTCCACATACAAATCAATCCACTCCTTGATCTTAGCCATGAAATCATATTGCTCCTCAATGTATAAGCCATTCACAGTTCTGATGATAGGACAATCGAATTCCTCCTTGAGCAGGGCCATATCCTTTTCAATGATGCTCTGGCTGTATGGATAGCCGGTGATATGGCATACCTTATCATGCAATCTGGTGAGCTTGTACGGCCTTACTTGTAGGCAGTAAACTATCACGCTCATTCGTCTTAGTTTCTCTCTCATATGGTACTTTGGCATCAGATTAGTTGTTTGAATTCGTTGATACTCATCAGTCCATCGAGCTTCTGATATTTCTCAGGATCCATTGATCTAAATTGCAGGACCACATGCACCATGTTGTTAGCAATCTTTGCTGTATGCACCATGATCTGATTGTCCTTCAGATTCAATTCAAGCTCCATGTCGTACAGATTAATGGCAGCATAAAGATCACGGATGGTTTGCATATATACATGGTCCTTTGCTTTCATCCAAACATGATGCGCTCTTATTCCATGGCATACAGATGCATGATCCTTCTCGAAGATATCACCGATTTGCTGAAGGGAGCAATAAGGCCGCAGCTCAGAGTAAAGGTAGTAACGCTTATACACTATCTCTCTGTCCCTCTTTGTGGTGATAAGTCCGTGATCCTTGGCCAGTTGTTTTATCAAGTCTATTTTTGGATTCATATCCTCTCTACTTTCTTAATTAATTGCGGCCACATGTCGGCCAATCTGATTGCATCCTCGGGGCTGTTCGCCTTGAGTATTTTGTATCCGAGCTGCCATCCTGATGGCCCCTTGAATTTGTATGTTACTTTCCACATCATTTGCTTTCATATAAAAAGATTAATGCTGATATCATAATAATTCCTGTTACAGTTAATCCTGTCGATCCGGTGAATGTATATATCAGGTACCAAAAAACGCATCCAAGAAATATCGCTAATAGAATTACAAATAGTGCTATTAGATCCTTCATGATTAGTCTTTTTTAGCCTGGCACAATGCCAGATAAAGTTCCACATTAAACGATCCTTCTTTCTTCCACCAGCTGATCTTTGATCTGACTGGGAATGAGAATGGGATGTACTTATTCTCCTTGTTTGTCTGCTTCTTGTTTTTCATAGCCTTTGCCTTTGCATGTTTCACATTTTACTTTCTTGTAGCATCCTCCGCAGCACATTGATGCTGGGCGATCACAATCGGGACCGATCTCAACATATCCCTGTCCGGAGCACTCCTCGCACATTACAAATCGATCACTCCTGATATCTGTTCGCATATTCCTTTGCATGTTCTGTAGTTTGATTTTAATTGAAAGCTGAATCTTTCTACTAGGTCATTGTGTTCCTTGGTTCTTTTCTGATCCCAGTGCATGCCATAGACTTGCTTCAGTTGTTTCTCGATGTCGATTTCAGATTGAATCTCATCCATGAGATCCAATAGATCAGAGAGTACCTGTACCCTCTCTTTCATTACTGTGATTTTGTTCATATCTGCTGTGTTTTATTTGTGCGTTGACCGAGACGCACCCCTCGTTTTTTTATAGTTTATGTTTTTTCACTAACCAATTCGGCAAATCTATTTGAAAATAAATACTATTCTCTTTTTCGTTAGACGGATCGCTGTCTACAAAATTTGCCATTTTATAGGTTTTTTCAATTGTTATCATACTAATAGGTAGCCAAATGTTTTTTATTGATTTATGCGCCCAAGATGAACCGTCTATTTCAATGCAAACAGCCTTATCAGTTACTTTTACGATAGGCAAATGATTAATAGCATATTTTGGTAAGCATATTGCTGCGTTTCGTCTTAAAATTTGGTCGCTTGTTAAATCTGAAAATTTCATAATGTTTTGTTTTTGTTTTGTGCCTTATTGACCTTACAAATATACACTAATTATTTTTATACAAACATTTATTAAAACTTTTTTCAACAAAAAAAAGGGAACCTCGTTTGATTCCCTTCTAAAACACAGCGCAAATGCTTGGCAACATCAGCTTTGTTAGTATTTCACGTATTCTGTAGAGGCTCCCTCTTTAATAGCTTTTAATATTTGTTTTCTGTTTCCTGTAGCCTTGAATGATACATGTACCCAATCAGGCTGTGAATCATTCCCGAACTCCCAGATCATCTGGTCCCATTCAAGATGCTCACGAATATAGTCAAAAATTTCCTTATTGGTCACCTTTCCATAGCGATCAGCATCAATATCCATGGCTTCAGCACGGCAATGCTGCGATGATGCACTGCCCTTGACCGCACGATTCAAGGCTGCGGATCGGTACCCAGAGCTTATATGGATGGGAACTCCGAAATGTTCCCGGATAGGCTCGAATACTTTCTCACATAGCAGCTTTGCAGATGCCAGGTGAGCAGGATCCTTGATAGTGTTGTCGATTCCTCTGCGCTTGGCAGTATCGGAGTGACAGAATTCAGCGAGTGAAACGTGATTACTTAGCATCTTCCTTCGTTAGTTGCGATAGTGTAGCAGTTACACCACCTACAGCTATCAGATATCCTCCAGCAGTTACCAATGCAGCAGGCAATGCTACAGGAGCAGCAATGATTGCAGTACCAACAGCTCCACATGCGATACCTATCTTCTGTACTTTCTTCCAGAAGTCAGGAGTTTTCGCTGACCATCTCTCTTTTAATGTCATATTCTTCCGTTTTAATAGCGTAGATTTTCGTAGCCTCTTGGCTTTCCTTTTCTGTTTGCGTTCCTGCATTCGTGTACGCAGACCTTTCAAGACATGCATATAGTTTCTCTTCAATTTTAACTATCTTCTCCTTATAGGATGAGACCTCAGTGTATAGAAAAAAGATTGCACACCATAACAAAAAAGAACTCCCGTACTTTTTGTAATAATCTGAAAAACTCTTTGGATCCATATATATTATGCGGACCTGTTTCAGTAGAAATACGTAGTGTTAATAAATTTTATTTAAAACAAATATTTCAGAGTAGATACTATTGCTTGCGTTGGAGCTACCCCATTGAGCAGTAATCGATAAAGTATTACTGATAGTAGTTGAGAAGGTACTTGAGTTTTCAACACTGAAATTAGTTCCCTCTAATGCTGCTCCTGCACCTGATCTGTTGAAGATGAATGACCCTCCCGATGCAATAGATGCTACACCAGCAGCTCCGATGGCACGTATTACAAATTCAATATCGAGACAGAAATGCTTTGATGTGGTAGTGCCTATTGTCATCAGTCCGGTATCTGCAAGAATCACAGATCCTGCTTTGATCTTGATCTGCAAGGTCTGATTGTTGGCTGAGGATATATGACCAGTCATCCTTGCTCTGAAGCTATCACCTACAGCAAAGCCATTGGCAGGAATAGTGAGTGATCCTTCGCCACCATCAAGTAGACTCTGTTCAGATGTACCTGTCACCACAGGTGATGATGCAGTCTGCGTATAGATTCCCTTATTAAAGTCTGCCGTGATATTGATATTTGTTGTTGCCATTAGCTTAGCGTTATATTGATAGTGTTGTTTTCATTTGTTGCCTGGAAGAATGTATCCTCAAGAACTCCATTCACATATACGTTATACTCAGTGATCGGATCACAGTTGTCTCCTGTCGCTCCAGGAGTGCCATTCTCAAAGTCATAATCATCGTAAGGGATAGCGCACCAGTTCTCATCATCAAATACGTTCAATCCTATGAGCATGGTCCATCCTGCTACCATGTCCTGGCCTCTGTTGATGAATGGATCCGTAGCAATCTCCGTTGTGACATCTGCGAACTCTGTCCACACGTATTGATTCAACGTAGTTTTAATATCGTTACAGATCAGCAAACAGTCTGAATGTACCTCATTCACCTGGCGATATTCGGAATGATTGTACTTATCACATATTGTGATGACGATATTTACACGAACATATCCTGCTCCCATGCCTCCAGGCTGCAATGATGCTACCATCAGCTTGTACTTAGCAGCATCTCTTGAGATGGCATCTAAAAAATCACCTTGAAAAAACTCATTTATTTGCCTGTGCTGGTTTGCTATTTCCTCCAGCATTGACATTATTTGGTTTAGTGTCTTTTCCATTTAGGTATTTTTTCAGTTTATCGATCTGTTTCTGACTTGCTTTGAATTGCTTCATACTATCCATCCAAAAGGTTTGTATCCTGTGTGATCTTTCTTGACGGATTCATTGCATTCGTTGTCATCGCAACAGATGATGTATTCCGGATACTTTACTCCGTTATCATCTTTCAAGAATCCAATCAGTCTTTCCTTGTAAAAATACGCATCTTTTCTGAGCATGTCACGTAGATGATTTGTTTCGCTGTCAGTATTGGGAGTCATAGTCTCATCATCCTGTCGGCCCACAGCTTTATTAGTCAGCTTCTCATTAAGCATGGCAGCAGCACGATAGTCAACAAATGCTACCAAACAAGGGACCACGTAGTCATTCATTAGCGTAAGGTAGTCAGCTGTCCATGTATTTGTCTCAACACGTGTGAGCAGGGCCTTATACAAAGGTGTTCCAAGTGCTGGCTGAAGATGCATATCCTGTGATCGCTTGATGCAAACAGAAAGGATCTTTGTGTCGGTATTCGCATGAATAAGTCCGAGCTTCTTTAAATTCTCAACGGATAGTAAGTAGTTCATCTTATTTCTTTATTACAAGTTGTTGTATCCAGATATGACGGCAGTAAGGTGTAGTAGCTCCTGTCTCAGGATTAGTATACCATCCTCCTCTGTATTTCCATACATCACGATCAACACGTGAGCTGATGCTGTTGATATCATCCCGGGTGTAAAGTCTGTTAATGTCTAACAATCTGGCACAGAAATCTCTTGTTCTTCCATCTGGCAGTTTTGGAGGGCCTTCAATACCTGGTCTTTTTTGATAGCTATACACTACCATGAATCTATCAACGGGAGCTGGAGCTTCCTCCAGCAATGACTTTCCCAGGTCATTCACCTCGCCATCTACGTAGATCTCGTATGCTACCAATCGAGCAATGGCCTCAGCCACATCTTTAATTGTACTACCAGTCGCCTGTGCTATAGCTGTGGAATCCTCTCCTTCAGCAAGCATTGAAAGAACTGATTTATCCAGGGCTGAGATGTTAGCCTTAATCTCTCCGATTGTAGCGAACATCATCTGCTCCTTGCCGAAGATCTCATCTGAAGGTGTATCCCATTCAATGACCTCACTCTTGATCACCTTGTATTCATCAGCATTCATTCCGTACTCCGAAAAGATACCGATCTCATCAGCATTAAACTGATGCTTGTGATCACAGCTTGACATCAAAGTAGTGGGAAGGCCTACGATTTTACGAGCTTGTGCCTCATCAATTGTTGGGAATGATGCTAGGACAATATGTAGGGCCGAATCCGATGATAAAGAATCAGATTTTACCCTTTCTACTATATCCATTAATGCTGATATCTGACTTTTACTCAATGATTGATTTTTATCATCGCTTAGTGCTGTATCTGTAGGGGCTGCAATTGGCTCATTTTGTTGTACGTTAATTGGTTTAACATCGACAAGTTTCAACGTAGCTATAGCCTCAGATAGCTTTGCCATGTAATTAACCATCCACTCAATCTGCTTTTGACGAGCATTTACATAGGTTGTCTTGTATATTTCAAATAGATCCGCAGTTTCAGCAGCATTGAATGATCCTGTAGGAGCAATACCAAAGAGTGATGGAGCTACCACGCTATGAGCTACCAGGATATTTTGTTGAACAGATTTTTCTGTCATCAAGTAACGCTCATGCAGATTGTTGCCATTCAATGGCAATACAGTTGGTGCCTCATCTGCTCCATTACTGAATGTGATGATGATCTCACCAGCATCCTCAACAGATTGTGTACGGCCCTTGATCTGCTCCTTGATTTTTCTCTCTTCCTCTGCTGTTTCTGGCTCACCTGATGCAAGGTTGATAAGTGTCCCTGCCTTGAATCCGTTTTGCAGCTCATACATATGGAACTTGCTAATGTCAACATCCGTCTGAATAGCAGTGATTCCTCCGTAATATGGTGCCTTCGGATAGATTCCTTTCTCTCCTTTAGCTTGTTTCGCTGGCTCCTTGTAGTAAAGCATAAAGGATCCTGTGCGATTATTCTCATCAAGGGCTGGATAGCTCCTGAAGTTTGTAGCCTCTGGAGTCTGCTGAAGAGATGACCAGTCATCAGAAACAAAGTAAGTGCGCTCATCTTCTGTCATTCGGATAAGATCCACAGCGATGTATTCCCAGCGCACTACTTTGGATCCTTCTCTGTTCCATGTACCTATCACAGCCATGGCTCCAAAAAGCTCGAAATCAAATGTCATTCTCTGCACGATCTCATTCATGTCAAAGTCAGAGAAGCTATTTTTCAGGAATAAAGTAGCGTCACCGGATACTGTCTCGAGTCCACCTCCAGCAATGTAGTATGTTTTATTCTTGATGATACCCTGGTGCCAGGCAGATCCTTGCAGCAGCTCTATCAAAAAGAAAGGATAGTCGTTTTTCTTTCCCCATTTCATGAATCCACGCTGCCGATCTTTCTCCTCGACAGGCTTCTGGTATTCTTTACTGAATGAAAGTGATGTGATCTTATTCATATATGTTGTTTACTATAGTTGTATGGAACTCATTTGATGGGGATGCAATCTCAAATACATGCGCTCGGCCCTCCTCACATAGTGATGTGGCAAGATCAGGATCAAGATTGCTTGGGCTTGTTTGTTCATAGATTCTGTACGTGTAGAATCCAGCATATGGAAAGGTCACATCCACACCATCAGTCACCTCGAACTCATCAAAACGCTCTGTTGATGTAGAGATATTTGGCAAAATGCAGTATACCTTGTCGAAAGATTGCTCTTCCTCAAATTCAAACAGCCAATGCGGATTCGCCAGAGTTTTCAGCTCCGTCACTGTCACTATCATTGTGCTTGTCTGATTCCTTTCCAATCTTAGCATATTTTTTTATCTTAGGTTCTGATGCTTCAAAAATGTGGAGTAGTCCGAGCTTGATGTAAAGCTCCTCATTTCCCTCCTCAATCACGTAGTATCTGTTTACCAGATTACTTTTGACTTTCGCTCCGATGAATTTCTTTTGTATTTTCATGGCTCTAAGTTACAAAAAAAGGGAAAGGGCAAACCCTCTCCCTTCTTTATGGTTTCATGTAGATTAAACTACCGGAGATTGTTGAGTCAACAATGTAGCTACAATTGATGCATTCACATCTGGCACCTCGTCATTCTCAAGTCCAGCCAATACGATAGTATGGCCGTTTCTATCAGACTTGATAACACCAGAAGTATACTCGGATGCATCGTTCACCTGGATACCTTCATTAAGGCCAAGTGCTACATAGTTACCATCAGCCTTTTCAACGATTGCTACCACCTCATTTTGCGCAAGAAGATGGATCTCTGCACGTAGTTCCTTTGTATCTGATGCCAGGATCATGTTCAAAGTTTGCTCATACCAAAGAGTTCCATTGTCCTTGTTCACACGGATAGGAGCAGTGTAGCTGGAAAGGTTAGATTTTAGCTTATACTGGAATACCTCACCTGTAACTGTCAAGGTTGTCACCTCGTTACCTGTCAAAGTAGGACCAGTAGCTATTGCGGAAAGCGGAAAGAAAATAACAGATTTGATACCACCTTTTCCATTGGTACAAGTTCTGTCATTAAATCCGGTTGTCATGTTACACACGATTCTTATTTTTTAAGTTTCAAAAAAGGGGACCGAAGTCCCCCGGTTAATTCAATTAGTTAGGTGAACCTGTTCCGTTCCACACACCGATCTGATCCAAGAATGGAACCTGTACCCCTGCACGGAATTTAGAACGTACATAGATTACATCGTCATCTTGAGAATACCATAGATCGTAGTTATCGAAGTCTGAAGTCAAGTCAGTTCCGAATACGAAATGTGATGCACGGCCAGTGTAGATATTGTCCAAAGTATTCAATCCTGGAACTTTCACTACTCGCATATCTGTACCAGGTACGATGATTTCTTCCATTGTAGCAATTTGTGCTGGAGAATAGTGGAAGAAATTCAAGTCCACCAAGTTCTTCATCAAATAGTTGAAGTTCTCACGACCAGCGAAGCATACAAAATCAGCAGCTTCAGCAACATTCTCAGGTGTATTTGAGAAACACTCATAGAATACATCATAAGCATTTGAAGCATCGATGCTCGCAGTAGATGAAGTATTCAAGTTAACACATCCGTTAGCTGTAGTCAAGAACTGACGATATCCGTTCATCCACTGAAGGTTTCCTGTTCCTGTTGATTTGTTACCTCTCCAGATCAATTTATCAAGCTCAAGAGCATGAAGGCTCAAAAGATAGTTTGTGATCTGTGCCTCGAATGGAAGAGACTTGTCCTCAGCAGATGCACCTGGGCGCAATGCCAACTGTGTCCAGAATCCATCAAGATCTTTCTGGCAGAAACGTTTCATGTATCCAAGAGTTTCAACAGCGATAGCACGATCAGTGAAAACAGTGTCTCCAGATGGTGTCATCTCGCAGTCTCCTGCTTGGTATGTTAATGTGTCATCAAGAAGTTTGATCTCTTGAGATCCTTTGATTCCTTCTTGAATAGAGATGTAGCGAAGTGTTTTCGCTTCAGTTACTGATCTTGTGATCAAGTCTTCTCTTTGCTCGTCTACGTATGCTGCCAATCCTGACACATCATAGTCGAATTTTTGCTTAATGAATTTTTTTAAACTCATGGTTGTCTGTTTTTATTTGATTTGTGATTTTAAAAATTGTTGACGAGATGTTAAGGTACTCGTAACCCTTGCGAATTTTTCGCCTTCTGTAGTGCTATTTGAAGGAGCTGCTTTGAATGCATCGAATTCTGATTTCATTGCAGACATTTCAGTGCGAAGTGATTCATTGTCGGACACAATAGTCTGAAGCATTTCTCCAAGTGATTCGACCACTCCAGAGAATGCTGCCATCTTTGTTGTCACGATTGCCTCAACATCGGCTGCACTCATTGATTCTTGATTAAACTCTTGAGCATTGATAGCTGCGATCACTGCCGTAGCAATATCATATGCCTCACCCATCTCAATATTCAATTTTTCTGCGATTACCTCAGTAGCTTTTTCAAGAGCTGCTGGCATCTCATCTGTATCGATAGCTTCAAAGTCACTTGATGCAGCATCTTCAGTAGCTCTCTCATCGATAACCTCTGTGATTACACCGCTTGCATCAACAACAATGCTTAAGCCTTCAAACTCCCCACCAAGTGCATGTGTACCCTCTGGTGCAGGAATCTGCTCTCCATCAGCCACAATGAATACTTGTGTGCCTGGAGCTAATTCTCCTTCGTAAGCGATAGCAGTACCATCCATGAGCAAAGCCTCAGAGAAGTTCTGCTCTGTTATTTCAGCAGTACCTGAGAACATTGCTTTCATGTCGGCAATGGCATCCATTACTTTTTTGAAATTCTCGTTCATCTATCTTTTGTTTTTGTTAATATGCTTTATTGTTCCACGCAGATCCTCAAGGGCCTTGAATATCTGATTCATCATTTCCGTTTCAGTAGTTCTTCCGGTATCCTGTAGGAAGAAAGAACCCTCCACTGAGAATCCTGACCATTCACCCGATTTCGCCTTATCCCAGACCTCATCATTCATGACCTTGTAGCTAACGATCCAGGATCCATCATTCACATCATGGAATCTTTCGGGCTTGGTGAATCCTTTGGCCTCATCTACCTGGTAGCTGTGGATCATGTATACACCATCTACCACCTGGTTAGGATTGTGATTCAGATTAACGTTGTTGAAATTCTGCTTTCTTGCATAGTCAACGATGATATTCTTAATAGCATCCTTGGTGAATACCACGTAGTATTCCTCCTTGGTCTCATCGTCATATCTGTAGATCGGAGTATCTGCTGAAATAGCTACACCCGTGATCACTCGCTCCTCCTCATTGAATTGGTAGCGTTTCACCTTGCTGAAAGTCTGATAGCTAATCTCATGCGCAGGCTCTGCCACAAGGGAGTTAAATGATACAGTTGTCTCCTCTTCATTCAGATCAATGTAGATCTCATATACAGGCAGTTCTCTTTTCATACTTAAATATGTAATTTTGTTTCATGAGATTCGTATACCCCTACAAAAGACTGCGTGATGATCAGTGTATCAGTGAGTCCATCCGATGGGCTTTGAATGTTTACCCCGATGCAGAGATCTATGTTGTCGGAGATCATGTCCCTGGCACCATCAATCTGGAACCAAGAGCAAAGTCATCCATCCGAGGATGCGATGTCACTCACAAGATACTGACCTTTGCCTCGATCATAGGAGGAGATTTCATCTACATGAATGATGATTTCTTTCTTGGTCAGCAGTTCGATCCGAACAGAGTGCTTTCATGTGGACCAATGCTGATCAATGACAGGCATGCACCCACCTACCAGGAAGCAATGCAGAACACAATGGATGCGCTTAAAGCTATGGAATGTACTACGATTAACTTTGAATGCCATGCTCCAGTCATGATGAACAGCGACAAGCTCATTGAGTTATTCGATTCCATCACATGGTCCGGGCATAATCATTTTATCAAGAGTATGTATCTTAATTACTACCAGGTACCACATTCACCAGGTGAAAATATCAAGATTGCCAAGGATAAAAAAAAGGCCAAGGAATTCCTTGACCTCTATGGTTGCTTCAGTATATCCGATCAGTTCATGGCAAACAAGGATACATGGAAGTTCATTACCACACGCTAAGTTTATTCTGCATAGCCACCTTGTTCTGAGTGCCTGTAATGTCAGACTCAAGAACGTAGACAGGAGTCCCCTCATTGCTCTGAGCTATCAGGTCCGCTGTGTTCGTTTGCTGTGTATTAAGATTCGCATTGGTGCCAGCTCCACCAAGTTCTGTCCCTGATGCTCCTGCAATAGATCCACCGCCTCCGGTACCCAAGCTCGGAGCTGTGCCGCTCTGATACTTTTGTGCTGCGATAGCTGCTATCTGTGTAGCTCCAATGAGTGCAGCAGATGCAATGGCAGCAATACCGGCAGGAGATGGAGGAGGACCGAACTGTGCAATACCCTTAACGATGGCAGTTGCTGTGTCAATTGCTACCTGTGCGATACGCAGAGCTTTGTCTCTTTCAAATTGTTGTTTCTTGATCTTCTCAGATTCCTGGAATTGCTTCAGCTCAATAGCATATTTTGCCTGTGCATATTTCTCATCGATAGCTTTCTTCTGATCTGCCGTAAGGTTCTGACCTTCGACATCAGACTTGTATTTTGAATCAAGTACAGCCAGCTCCTTGTCAGCTTGCGTCTGCATGTTCTGAAGCCTTGCGTTCTGTAGATCATTGAATGCCTGATTCAGTGCGCTGAATTGATCATAAATGAACTGCGCATTGTCCAGCATCTTCTGAAGCCTGTCAGTATTATGCTTGTTCTGTATCTTATCGATCTCTTCCTGCATCTGTTTCTCCAGGGCAGTGACATCAAGGCCGTACTGCTTGGCTCCCTCAATCAGTTTAAAATACTTATCCGTTACCGCTTGCTCCTCTGTTTGTTGAGCAGTCAACAAAGCCGCATTGTATTCATCAAAGAAAGCCTCTTCCATCGCAATCTCTTCCCTTCTAAGGGCTTCTTTCCTGTTGAATTCCGCTTGATCCTTTTCTTTTTGCTCCTTAGTTCTGCGTTCTTCGTTTGCTCTCTTAATATCATCGTACTTATTGTCGATATTATTTAATGAATCTTGAAGTGCCAGCCTAAGAGTAGTTGTATCATGACCATTTTTTTCAGCCAGTTTTATTAATTCTCTGAATTTTTCCTGCTCTGCTAATATTTCATTTTGCTTCAATGTATTTCCGGCACGAATATATTCTGTTTCTACATCTTGAATCTTTTTTAGATCTTCCTTGCGCTGATCTGCTGTTTTCTTTGCTTCTTCTTTTGCTTTTTCCGCACGTTCTTTTTGTACTTTCTCAGCATTCTCAGCTACCTTCTTGGCATTTTCCTCTACCTTTTTCTTATTCTCGGCAAGATCAAGCTCTCGCTGGAACTTAATATCCTTGTAATAGTCAGCAGCCTGTCTGCTCAGAGAGGAATATCTTTCACGGGATGCAGTCAATTGCTCGCGTATAGCGGATGCTTCATCCTCATTCCCCTGGTCAAGCATTTGCTTGTATCGCTTACGCAGATTCTGGAAAGCATACTGCTCCTTCTGACGATCATCTTGCCGGGCCTTCGCAAGTGTTTCAAGGTTGGCAATCTGTTGCTTTGTCACCTCAGAATCTTTAGCACCTGATGCCTCAAGCAATTTCACTCTCTGATCAAGATGCTTCTGCAATGCATTGAATGAATCATCGGCTGCTCTTCTTGAATTCTCCAGGCTCTTGGTGAATTCTTCATTTGATTTCTTAGCCTCTTCAGAATTGTCACTGAATGCAATAAAAGCTCCAGCAACAGCAGCAAGCGCAGAAATCAATAGGAAAATAGGATTCGCCTTGATCACCGCATTGAGTGCCTTCATGGCCAGCGTTCCAAGATTAGTGGCAATAGTTGCTGCCTTCTGTGCTGTAGTCATAGCAACAGTGGCTCCTGCATTGGCTCCAGTAGCTACAGTGTTCTCAACAGTGAGTGCAGTCTTAATCTTCTCAAGTCCATTCCTTAACTGAATCCCCAGGATCGCATCCGAGTTTAGATTCTTAGCAATGGTATTGACAGCATTCACCGCACCCTGTACAGCTTGCAGTTTTACCATGGTCTGCATGAGCTGCTCACTTTCGACACCTGTCAAGGCCACAGCACTCTGGAATCCTTCAAAGACAGCAGCTCCTGTCTCCACTCCTGCAAGTGTAGTATCAAGGGCCACAAAGTCTGATGATAGTGCAGTAGTGGCAGCCTTCAAATCACCGATCTCATCCTTGAGCTGTGCGGCAGCTTGCAATGCCTGTTGTCCCACAGGTGATTCCATGCCAGCTTGAGCAGCGATAGTCTGGTATTGCTTCATGATCTGAGTCATGTCTCGCATCGTTAGACCTCCAGCTTCTATCCTTGCAGATAGCTCATTCATCCGCTGAGTAAAGTCATCGATTCCATCAAGGCTGCTCGCTGTTTTATCAACAGCATTGAGATCCTTATTCAGACTGTTGACTGCCTTGTCAAAAGATTGAACATCCTGTACCGAGTTACCGGTATCAACCCTTAGAGAAAATACAGCTTCTTTGTTTGCCATGTCGTTGTATAAAAAAGGGCAGTCATGCTGCCCGTTTAAAGTTAGTTAATTAAGGAAAAGGCGGAGCGGGTTTAGGATTGTACGGAATTAAATCCAAGTCCTTAACCCATGCAAAAGTAGGATTAGTACAGTATTCCATCTCTTCTACAGATATTACCCAGTTATCATCTGCATCCTGAATAGGATTGAAGTAGCTGTCCGCTGTGTACTGCTGTCCTACTAATTCGTCTTTCTGTACCTCTGTTAATAGTCCTACGTATGTAGACCATTCTGCTGATGTTATGTCTGTTAGCTTCATACGTTACGAGATAAAGTAGTTTGAAATGCTTGTATTGCTGTGTAGAAGTTGGATGCTTCAGTATCAGTTAATCCATCACCTATGGATGACAACGCGATTTCTCTGCTTGAATATGAAGCGGCATTACCAGCGTTATTTGTTGCTGATAAAAATAATGCAACATCTGCGAATGTATTTGATGATGTAGATAGAACATACCTTGTAGAATTTCTATAGTTTCGAGTTTCAGTAGATGAAATTCTATTTGCTATAAATAACCCCCTCGAATCAGAACCAGTGCTTACACCTGAATCATTTGTTGAATTAACTCTAAAATAACTGTTATTGTCTGACCATCTTGGTGCTATCTGTAAATCTTTTGACCCAGTATTTGCTCCAGAACCTATTATAAAACTATCTTGAGATACATTCGTTCTTGAATATGCTGAAATATGAGTTGAATTTTTTGATGATAATGCCACGCTTGGCGTTAATTTAGTATCTGCATACGCATTAATTCCGTTAGGAGTCGCTCCTGTGCTTGAATGTGTCCATCCTCCTGAAAATACTAATCTATATGCAGCATCCAAATCACGTGCATCCAAAAAATTGTATTTATGCTTAGCCGAAGTACCACCTACCATCGGATACAAAGCCTTAATCTTTGAAGTAAGTCCGTAGGTAGTCAAATCACTTTCAAGGGTATTTAAAGCTCCTAAAATAGTCAAATCTGTTTCTCCTGTAGCTGTTATCCACGCAGTAGTTAGAGTGCCGTAACTTGGTCCACTTGGCTGTACTTGGTATGGATTAATGATAAACCCCATAGTCTTATGCTCTTGTTCCGATTAGAATAACTTTCAATCCTTTAGCTGTGCCATCACCTATTTGGTCGATGTCTATTGTTATCTCGGCATCATCTGCCAAAGCACTATCAGAAATAACCGCAGGAGTAGCTGCTGTTGTAGATGTCTTTTCAGTGTTGTCAATAGTCAGCTTCGTGGATAGTACAGAAGTCCCGCCTTCATTGATGTCAACAGTGAATATAGAACCTGAAGCCTGTGCTGTAGAAAGTGATGCACGCACACTTGTCAAAGTCATTGCGTGTGGCATACGGAAAGTAACCTTTGCAGTGCCTGTAGTTAAAGCAGTAGTCTCATCTGAAGCAGCTACCACGATCTCAGCAGGAAGTCCTGATTGAGCAAGTGATTTTATATTCGCTCCAGTTACACTACGTGAAACATATGTGCCACCTCCAGCATCTTGAGATATCTCAATTAAGTCTGTTGTTGCTAACGCTGCTCCTTTGGCCGTTAAGCCTGATATCTTTACTCCCATTATTCTTCCGTTATTCGTTGTTGATTGTCTTCTGTTGATCTATTCACTCCATCCTCAGTGAGTCTGAAGAACAGCGAAGCAGCAGCCTTGATAGTAGACTGAACGCTGTTCATGAACATTGAGAATCCGTATCCGTACATCTTACAAAATTAAAGCTACAGATCCTGATGTCAAATCTACCGCTGAGAACTTTCTCGCTCCAGTGCAGCGGATCATCGCTCCAGCTTTTACCGCTGTTGCTGGTGTAGTTATTAACTCAGCTTTGATATCCACTCCAGCCACCTTAATGCTGTTGAATACTGTATCCTCTAAAACGAAGATTGCATCATAGCTGATTGTTTTCTCAGTCGTGTCATTCACGATCACTGTTCCCTGGCTTGCCACCAGTAATTCTTCCCAAAGTGCCATAGTTATTGTATTACTCTTAGTTGTCCATCCTCAGTTTCCCTGATTCCGAGAAGCATTGCGCCCGATTCAATCACTCTCCAATTCTTTCCAAGCTCCGGATTGAATGGAGGAATGTTGGTGAATGCTGCCAATCCTTCTCCCTTTATTATGCGAATCAGTTCCACCATTGTAGTCTGATCCTTGCCCGAAT